ACTGTGGTAGTGCTATTAGTGTCGCTTACCAGCTTGCGGTACGGTTTAATCAGGGCTTGAACTGTATAGGGTACTTCTGCCATCTGCACGCCGCTAACTGCTTCGCGTTGGTTGTACCAGTGTCCGGCTACCAGCAGTACTGCCTGTTGCAGCATGGCAGGTAGTTTACCTTCATCGTCTACCAGTTCTTCGCTACTTCTGTTAGTCGCCGTGCATACGTACTGCTCGGCGGCGTCCAGCAAATGCGCTAAATACTGGTCGTCGTCGCTAAAGTCGTCAGCCCGTACGTGCAGTTCCAAAAGTTCTATGTCAGTCAAAGCCATAATTATACCTATCCTTTAGTGCGTTAATCTCTCGTTAAGCTTTAGCCTTTCCTACTACAAAAGCCTCGTTGCGCAAAGTAGCAGTGCCAAAACGTGCATTAAGCACGAAGTCTACGCTGTTCTGACGGGCCAAAGTGTACGGATCAGCGATAAAGTTAAGCTGTCCGAAGAAGCCGGCAGCCTGGTAACTCCAGTCGCCAAATGCTATATTACCATCTCCGATAGCGGAAGTAGTAAATACCGGGTAGCCTAAAATCATATCGTTTTCGCAAAGAAAGCGGCCGCTGCCTGCGTCTACCTTGACATCGCGCAGCTCTGCCTTCATCGCCTCAGTCATTACCCAGCACGGCGCCTTAAGGTCGATAACTGCTGCTACAGTAGCTACCATTTTCAATAACTCCTTACGTGTCGGCACAGCTGCGGCAAACTCGGTAGCATTCTTGTATGCTTCTACAAGCGGTCCTACTACCTTGCGGTCTTTCTCTGTCTTATCAGCGGCTGTGTATTTGCCTGTGACATCAAAAAGAGAGTCGTTAATAACGTCGATAACTGCGGCTGGTGCCTCAGATTTAACCACATTCTCTACGATACCTTCGCTGTCCTCCAGCTCTTCCTTGGTTACCGGGATAGCAATACCCAAACGCGCGCCTGTCATTTCAAGCTTAGAATAGTCAATAGCACTATCTACCAGGCGCTCTGCCTCATCGGCAAACTGCGCTACAGCTTTGCCGTGCAAAGGCCAGCGCAAAGTACCTGCCAAACCTGTACGGATAGTCATACCCAGCTTGTCCCATATCAAGCCCTTACGGATTGGCTCGATCATTTCCTGCTGACTTACCGGGATAATACCGGTATCAGCCAAAGCAGCGGTAGTCTGCGGCGTTACCTCGCGCATCAAAGCTACTGTTACCTTCTGGTTCTTTTGCAGAAGATTCTCACGCAGTACGGCGTCAGTATCTACAGCCGGTAGGTCGTGGCTCTGAGTTGCAGCGTATGCCTGCATCTTCATAGTTAAATACTCGTTCTCGCGGGTGAGCGCCTTAAACTCTTCGGTTTCGGCCTCTGTACGCTCGCGTGTTTCCTTCTCGCACGCCTCCGCGATCTCGTTAATTCTCTCGCAGTTGCTCTGGTACTTATTTACCAGTTCACGGACATTAATCTGTTTGTCGTCCTTCTTTCCTTTAATCATACGAAAATCATTAAACGTTAAACACTTATTTTACGCGAAGCGGTGCGGCGCATTTCTTGCACTTGTTCGCGGATATTCTTTGCTTTAGTCTCGGCGGGGCGACGCAGCTCTTTAAAAAGTTCGCGCGCCTCGGCCTCTACTGAGGTATCAGGGTAGGCAGGGTCAGCTGCCAGCGTAAAGTCGTAGATACCCGTAATAACATTGACTGTATAGGTTACTACGGTCTTATCATTAACGCGCTTTACATCTCGGCTCACATAGCCGCTGTCGTAATAGTGGGTGCTGAACATAAAGCTACAGCCGGCTATATCGCCACGTCGTACCAGTTCCAGCGCCTTATCGCCATCAGCTGTATTAGGCGCCTCGAACTCAAAGGCTACGCCCTTATCGTCTACGCTGTACTTTAGCGTTCCGGTGCCTTTGTTGCTACGCGCCAGAATTAGCTGGCGATTGTGAAACATGGTCATTTTAATATCGCAGGCGTCCAGCAGCTCCTTAGTAACGGCACTTGGTGCAATTACTTCGCGCTCTTCTTCGTCGTCATACTCATACATAGGCGCCGAAGGCACGTTAAAAAGGATAGCGTAGCCGGTAATAGTTCTTCCGCCTTCGCCTTCCTCGTTAGCTTCGCGTACGTGCAGCTCTGCCGCCGTGTGAAGCATACGCGTAATTAATGCGTCTTTATTCATTTTCTTGCGGTTCTTTATCCGTCTCCGGTTCTGTGTCCTTCGTCGGTGTGGTATTACTTGTAGGTGCCGTAGCTGCGCTACTCTCTGTTATGCCCTTAAGGTTAGCCGACACTAGTACGGTGTCACCACCTTCTACGGCGGGCTTATTCTCTTCACGGCGCCACTCATTTACGGTATATAAACCTGCTGCGATAGTCTGTGCCTGGTATTTAATACGGCTGTCAAGATCACAAGCATAAAGCCCACGGCGGTCAAACTGAAATTTACGCTTACAGCACAGCGACTGTGGCACCAGTTTACGGTGCAGTTCGTTCTCGATCCTACGCAGCAACGGGTTTAAAGTATTGCTTAAAAATGCCACATTGGCCATCTCAGCGCTTTTGTAATTGTTGCTTGTATCGTCGAAGACAAAGCTAGGGTGTACGCCAAAGAAACGGCAAATATCGCGTACGCTAAATTTGCGGGTTTCCAAAAACTGCATATCCGTACTACTCAGTGATAGCGGGCTAAATTTTGCCTGGCCCGGTATGGATACAATACGCGCACCTGTTCTAAACTGCTCATCCAGGCTCTTTGCTGTCTTGCTCAGCTCGTTGTCCTGGTACTCGCCAAAGCCTCTCACGCTGGTATCATTCGTAATGATACCGCGGACGTTACCGCCATTAGCGAAGCGGTTTAATGTCTCCCGATCTCCGGTACTGGCTATATTCATCGCTACGCGGGCGTAGGTTAGTGTAGACAAACCCACTTTACCGTCGCGTGTAAAGTTCTTGATATGTATAATATCTTCCTCGGCAAAAGTTCCATATACGCCAGCCTGTACGTCTATTACCGTATAGGTGTCAGTCAGCGTGTTATAGGCTACAGCTGTCGGACTTACCAGCGCCAGTCGTGATATATCCATAGTGGCTGCATCATACACCGGCACAATATAGGCGTTACCTTCCAGAAGTAAGTACTGTACTATCTGTCGCCAAAAGTCGAAGGCAGACAGATACGGGCACGGCTGCACTGTCAGCAGATAATGCAGACGGCTGTTTAGATCCTCGACAAAAATACCGTCTTTGGCGCGTAAATACTGCATTGGCAAATTAGCCACGCTGTCAGCTAAAAGATTTACGCAGCGATAGACGGCAGCCACGCTCAGGGCGCCCGCGTTGCCGTTTACCCATAGGTCTACGGCACCAGCTCTCGGCCCGTTGTTCGGGTCGGAAGTAGCGGCGTCAGAAGCGCTGCGCTTGAAAATGTTTAAAAAGCTGCGTACTATTCCCATCTTAATAACTGTTTCTACCATTCGTAGATACCGCAGTTTTTGGTACCACTTTTAGCCCGCTATCGCTCATAGTCGATAAATAATCTTAAGCACATAAGTTTCGTAATAACGCCGTCTATCTTCTGGCTGTGCTTTCTCTTCACCGGCTTACAATTTTCCAGCTTATCGGTATCTAGTACTGCATTGCCGAAGCAGTAGGAATTTATCGGGTTATCGTTGATAAATATATGCCCAGTTTTGGCTCCGTGCTCAAAGGATTCTACGGGCGCCGTAAACGTGCCGTACGTCTGTCGTACACCTCGTATCACGTTACCCGCTCCGGAAGCGGCCAGCATATTAATTACTTCTTGGCTCTTCCAGGGGTCGTATCCTATGCCCAGTATGCGTGCGTGCTCGTTGAGGTACAGCACGTAGCCCACTATCTCGCGATAGTCGATAACATCGCCAGCTGTCAGGTGTAGATAGCCTTTGGCTGCCCACGTCCTGTATAACTTCTCATTGACATGGCCCGGCAGCGCTCCTTCGGGGAAAAAGTACGCAGTGTGAAAATAGAAGCTCTTCTGTGTCTTGTCGTAAATACCCATAGTGACAGCGCTAAAGTCGTCGCTTTCGCTCAGGTCTATAGCCACCATCGCGTCCGGTCGGCCCTTCAAAGCGTCTATAGGCATAGGCCTACTAATATGGCGTGCCAGTGTACTACTTATCCAGCTACGCTGCTCATTCTCGGAATATACATTAAGTAGCTTTGTCCGAAAAGCTAGCATAGCCTCTGACCCATCGCGCAGCGCCTTCTTATACTCCTGCCTGTAAAACTCTATGCTTACCGTAATACCTAAATGCGGGTGCACCTTATACCACGTGGCCTCATCATCTTCGGCGTCGTTAATATCAGGCTCGAAGATATGCGCAAATAGGCTGTCGTCTTCATAATCTCCCAGCAGCACGGACTTATAGCCCTGTAGCATTTCGTAAAATGGTCCGTCGAAGACATCGGACGCAGTGGTAATTATAGCTGTCAGCGGGTTTTCTCGGACGCCCATAGACGTAGTTAATACGGTCAGCAGTTCGCTGTCCTTCGCCTGGCTGAACTCATCCATAATTACCGTACTGGCGTTAAGTCCATCTTTAGTACGTGCATTGGCCGTCAAGCACTGAGCAAAGGCACTACGATCACGGCGGCGGCTCTTTATCATCTGCTCGTTAACTGTGTATCTTCGCTCCTTCGGATCCAGGCGGCGGAAGCAGCCGCGGATCACGTCGAAGCACTTCTTTGCCTGGTCTGAACTGTTTGCGCCGGTATAGCATTCTGCGTTCGCGTCGCCGTATAGTACGTCGTAGATAGCCAGGGACGCAGTACTAGTGGTCTTGCTAAATTTACGCGGCACATATAGCACTACTTCTCGGACTACCCGGTGCCCGTTATGCCAGAAGGCAAATATACTGGTAAACTGAAAGCATTGCACCGGGGTTAACATATAGCGCTGCTGTCCTTTCTTACCGGGGAAATATAGGCTTTCGTAAAAGTCTATAAACTGCTGCACCTCTGTTACGTTAATGCCGTAGCGGTCGCACAAATCGAAAAAGCGCGCTACGGCCAGCTGCTCGTATAGGTTGTGTGCGTCAGGGTTAGCGGCTACGTTCCGCACGTAGTCGTCCAGCCTGCTATCCACACTTGATAGCCGGTACCTGTCTATATCCATACTGGCCAGCTTAGCCGTAACATCCAGCTTAGCCTGTAGCAGCCTGTCTTTCTCTTCTTCGGTCATTCTCTGTATTCTATCGTATCTATAGCTTTGCGCAGTATCTTCTCGCATCGCTGTATTAGCTCCGGGCGGCCTATCTCATAGTCGCCCACGTAGCCGTCCATAATCTCGTCCAGCCTTTCTATCTTCGGGTTTATGGTCGTGGCACTTATGCCTGTCTTCTTCTCCAGGTCTTTATCGACATCACGGCAGAAGCTCTTAAGCAGGCGCACCAGAAGGATAGCGCAAAGTGCGTCCGTCCTCATTTCGTCATGCTCCAGGCCCGCGTAGTTTTTTTTCAGCTCGTTGTTAATGGTGTGCCACATTATCTGCAAATCGAAGCCAAAGCGGCTCATAAACTCATCGGTACAGTTGCGGGCGCCCTCCAGGTGTGCTGTATCGACACTACGGCGCAGATAATTATAGTAATCTTCCTTCACCATCTTAACGGCTCGGCTGAGCTTCTTTACTTCGTCTATCCTGTGAGCTGCACAGTACGCCAGTACGCGGTCTATATACAGCCAAATAGTGTTAGCTACTATCACGGGCACATAGGCCATACGCAGGCGCGTTTCCTGGTCGTAGTAGTCAGCCAGTCGGGGCTTACGTTCCTTGCCTGGTAGCGGCGGAAGGTAGCCCATCTCTGCGATACGTTGAAACATACGCAGTTCGGCTGCCTGTAATTCGGTCATTGTCTCAGCTGGCATGGTTCAATCCTCCGGCTTTAGTATTACTGGCTTGGTACGCTTTTTGGTCAGCTTCCTAGTGAGGTCTGCCAGCGGGTCTTCGTCTGTTTCGCCGGCCAGGTCCTCCGCAGTGAGGCCTAAAGACTTCATCTGCCGGGTGATCATATCCTGCGCATCCTTCGCTATCTTAAAAACTGGGTGCGGCGCCAGCTTTTCGCCGTAGCGTGTGCGCTCCCATACCGTTGTCTCTTCCAGCCCGTCTATCTGGTCGTTAGCCAGCTCCAGGTTACGCATGGCGCTAGCCAGTGAGTGTATCTGCATAGTTAGGCTGCTACTGTAGATCTTGTGGGCCTTCATGGCCTTTACAATATCCTTTTCATAGTCTGCTACTTTTTTAGCCATATTTTAATATATTTTAAGAAATTAGTCAAAAGTTCCGCATTTTCAAAAAATTACTCCCATACTCACAAAAGGGGGGGCG